ATGATAACTAATGAAGATTTGCTAAAAGAGATATCTCAAAGAGAGTTAACTGAGCTTAGTGATGTTAACGGTTCAGGTGAGCTAGATCAAAACATTATCGATGATTGTATAAACGATGCAATCTCTTTTATCAGCTCTTTTATTATCATACCTACAAGTCCGACTCCACTGCTTAGGAGTATTGCTGCGGACTTGACTATCGTTGAGTTGAAAAGAGACAAGGCTTTCCAAAGAGTCAACAAAAGATGCAAGAGAGCGAGCTGAGTCTATGCTCTTGAAGATGTCTGCAAAGAAGATACCTACTGATATCACATCAAGTGAAAGCACAAAAGCACCCAGCAGAGAAAGCGAGCTTTGTACATAATAGCGATAAGCTAGATTTAACAGGTCTGTTAAAGGTCGTTTAAATGCTTCAGATTAGAGTTTACGGACTAGAGCAGATACAAGACAAGCTAATGACTTCAAGCTGCTTGGCGAAGCTCCTTTACAAAAAGCACTGCAAAACATCGGGCAGGTTATAACCTCAAACACCATAGGAGAGATTTGAGGACGAGGTTGATCCGCAAGGTACTCCCTGGAAGAGAAGAAAAAAGAGACCAAAAAACCAAAGGTAAAAAATACTCCAGGTCTATGGTCAGCTCAAAAAGTAACCTGGAGGCTGGAGTAGGTTTTGTGAAATTGGACCAACTGTAAATTACGGAAGCATATTCATTTGGTACCAAACACATGGATGCAAGACCTTTCCTTCGGTATCAATAAAAACGACAAAGAAGCATTATTGATGTATTAGAATCACAACTAAGGAAACATATGGCTAAGAGCAACACAAAAGATTAGCAAAAGAACTGTATTTGAAAGGCTTTGAGACCACAAAGATAGCTCAGTACTTTCAAAGAGTCCAAAGGACGATAAACAACTACAAAAGCGGTGACGGTGACTGGGATGAGCTTAGAGCTGCAGGATATCTTGATAAAAGAGAGATGATAAAGTGTTATCTATCAAAACTTTATCGAGGAGATGTACCTTGCAGTTAAAGAGATCAGAGAGTCAACTTAAAAGCGAACGAAAAGGCAGTGCCCTGGTGCAACTTGGAGACAGTTTTTCAAAGATGAAAAAGTCGCATCTTATGAAGACCCTGAGGCTACAAGCTTGCAATCGCAAAAAGAGTTGTGCAGCTTATCGTTTCAGAGTTTAGACAAAGCTCTGATAAGAGATGCATCGAAAAGATTGTCGAGCTGCTGAAGACAAAGAGTTGTTGACGGTTTAGGAAATATCGATGTTGTTTAGCAAGAGGAGCTTGATGCGTTTCTTGAAGAGACAAGAAGCACTTATGAGCTTGAGGGTAAAGACGAAAAAGCATAAAAAGCTCCAAGAAAAGATTTTATAACTTGGCTTGATGATTTAAATCAGAGCTAAGAGGTCAAATACTCTCAAACGCACTCTTGATCCAAAGACAAGGCAAGAGAGAGTTCAAAGGGCAGAGCATGACTTTGAGTACTTCGCACACACTTACTTTCCTCACTATTTTTCAATAGAGGGCAAAACAACTTCATGAGCACCTAGAAGAGGTGTTTACTCAGGTTACTTTGTCAGATGATGGAGAGAAGCACGCTATAGCAGCTCCAAGGGGTCACGCAAAAACAACCTACACAGCACAGCTCTTTCCTTTATCGTGTATCGTATTTAATAAAAGCGTTTGTCGTAGAGATAAGTGATGCGGTTGAGCTAGTAGAGGGTAACCTTGAAGCCATAAAGGTTGAGCTGAAGATAACGAGAACCTAAGAGCAGACTTCCCGGATGTTTGTGGAGTCGGACCAGTTTGGAAAGTGGGTGGGTTCGTTACTAAAAACAAGTAAAAATGAAAGCCTTTGGTAGTGGCAAGAGACTCAGGGGTGTTAAGTTTGGAGTGTACAGACCAGACCTTGCAATCCTTGATGATCTTGAGAACGATACCAATGTAAGAAGCAAGCTCAAGAGATAAACTTGAAGACTGGGTTGATGAAGCGGTACTTAACCTTGGTTCTGCAGATAGAACTATGGATGTGATCTACATAGGAACCATACTGCATAGAGACTCGGTGCTCTCAAGAAAGCTCAGCTGCAGTTTGGAACCCTAAAAAGTTTCAATCAATCATCACTTTTCCAAAGCGTATGGACATGTGGGAAGAGTACGGCTTTATCTATAAGAACATGGGAGTCGGTGAGGCTAATAGGTACTACAATAAAAACAAAAAAGAGATGAGCGATGGTGCAGAGGTTCTTTGGAAAGAGGCTCTACCTATAGACAAGCTCATGCAAATAAGAGCTGAGAACCCAAAAGCATTTAACAAAGAGCAGATGAACAATCCTCTAAGCGATGCACAAAAGTTCAAAAAAGAGAAGATGCACTTCTATAGCACTCCTCCAAAGTGCGAGCAGTATTTCATGTGGGTTGACCCAGCTGGAGACAAAAGAAAAGTGACTACACGGCTATAACTGTTCTTGGAATACATAAGCAGCAAAGAAAAGGCTATGTGCTTGAGTCTCATGTAGAGGTTATGCCTGCAAGAAAAATCATAAACAAAGTGATTGAGTTTCAAAAGCTTTACAAGTGCAAAATTGTAGGTGTTGAAACAAACGGCGGACAGTTTTTCCTAAAAGGGTGGTTGCTTGAAGCTGCTTTTGATGCAAGGGTTCATCTTCCGCTTAAGGGATGAATAACTATCAAAACAAAGAGGCGAGGATAGAAGAGCTGGAGCTGCCAATCGAAACGGCGAGATACTTATGCACAAAAGCCACACGCTTTTAATAAGTCAGCTTGAGGAGTTTCCGGAGGGAGACAACGATGATGCACCTGACAGTCTTCAAGGTGCTTACATGATCTCAAAGCTCTCTAAGAAAAGAGGCAACAAAAAAGAAGATCAAACAGAGTCAAAAGACAAAAACCTGGAGGGATAGATGTTTAAAAAATATTACAAGGCTTAAAGCAAACAAAGCAGACAGCAACACAAGAAGAGCAGTGGTTGCAAGCAACAACACTCTCATTGATACTTTATTTGATTATGATGCAACTCCTTTGGTGGGAAAGCTAAGCGATGCAGATATTGACAAGATACTTGATGATCTAACTGTATCACAAGCGGATGAGAGCAGGAAATCGGTGACTGAAAAAAAGAGGTTATTATCGTTACTGAAAATGAAAAGTACAAAGATATCTTTGAAAAGGCTTTCACGCCTGAACTGATATCTCAGATACTAGATACTTACATGTACGGCTTTAATACTTTTGAGGTCAACTGGACTCTTAAAGACGGGCTTTATGTTCCAAGCCTACTGCAAAGAGATTATAGATGCTTTCAATACAGAGACGATGAGCTTAAGTTTGTGCTTGATGGTCAGCTCATAGACATACAAGAGTACAAGATCATAACAGCCACATATCGTAAACGGTTTAACAAGCCTTACGGTAACGGAACCATATCAAAGCTTTATTTCCCGGTAAAACTCAAAAATGCCTCTTTAAAGTTTTGGGTGAGGTTTCTTGAAAAGTACGGAAGTCCTTGGGCAGTAGGTAAAACTGACGATGATGCAGACGGACTAGCTGAAGAGATAAACGCTATGCTAAGCGGTGATACTGCAGTGATTGAGTCAGATGAGGAGATCAACCTTATCCACCCAGCAGGAAGCAAGGGCGACTTTGATAAGCTCATAGACTATTGCGACACTCAGATAAACAGAGTTATACTGGGCGGAAATCTCACGGGCGATGTGAAGTCAGGCTCACACGCTGCAGCAAGTGTGCATAATGACATCAGAGAAGACCTTGCAAACTCAGACAAAAAGATACTTGAGCATGTTTTAAATACGGCAATAAACTATTTTAAAGAGTTAAATGACATCAAAGATGATCTATGGGTGCAAATCAAAGATGAAGATGATCCTCAGACTGAACTAGCTACAAGAGACAAAACAATATCAGAGATGGGTTATAGACCTAAAAAAGAGTATATTGAAAAAACTTACAACATAGAGGTTGAGGATGCAAACGACAACACAAACGCTTCATTTCTCAATAAAGCACCGTTTAAACAGCGTTTAATCAGTCTTAAAGCAGAGGATAAAGATGAGGAAAAGCAAGAGATCAGGCTTTGGAGTTTGAGAAACTTGTGGAGTCTTTTACAAAAAATGTGAATATGTCAAAGTCAAACTTCATGGATATACTTGAATCTTCAAAGAGTTTTGATGATGTTTTAAAAGAGCTTGATAGCTTAAACACACTTGACCAAGAGACCATATATCAAGCCATCTTAATATCTGAACTTTACGGGATGATAAAAGATGCTTGATTTTGGTCAGATAACTCCACAAGAAGCTATTGAGTATCTCAAAGAAAAGTCTCTTGTAACTCCTGAGCAGTTTGCAGCTCTGTCTGAAAAAGCAAAAGCTTTGGCTTTTACAGTTGCTGGGCTATCAAAACAAAAAGAGCTTGAGTTTGCTTACGGTTCAATCAAAGATGCACTTCAAGAGGGTATGGGGTATGAGGAGTGGAAGAGAAGCACTAAGGAGCTTTGGGAGAGCAAAGGGTGGCAAGACTTTAGACTTAAAACTATCTATCAAACAAACATGCACCAAGCAAAAACGCTGGAGCGTGGCAAAAGCATGAGCTGACTAAAGATGATCTTCCATATTTGAGATACTCTGCAATCCTTGACTCACAAACAAGACCATCACACGCAAACATGCACGGTATCGTTGCACATGTGGATGATCCGTTCTGGGATACATTCTACCCAAGCAACGGTTTTGGGTGCAGATGTTTAGCCTATGCAATATCTGAAGCAAAAGCCAAAAGGCTTGGCATAACTCCAAAATCAAGAAAGATAGGCTCTACCGACAAAGGGTTTGATTACAATCCTGGAAAGTCTTATGATGGGAAGTTGGATAGTTTATTGAAAGAGCAGTCTAAAAAGACCGAGGGAGTTAAAAAAGAAGTAAAGAAGATGATCTAGTCATCTTCTTGTAGGTTATTCGCAAAGCTTGTTTGCTTCTCTTGTGACAGCACTAAGGTCAATCTTCATTCCCTCTCTGCCAGCTCTTGTATCTTTTTTCCAAAACTTATCAAGAGCGTTTAAATTGTTTTGACCATATTTTGCATCAGCATATCCAGTTAAGCCATAGCTCTTTCCGTCTATAACCACAACCGGTGCTTTTGTGTCGCCGTCTTTATAGCATCCAAGAGTAGCCTCTTCAACTGTAAAAGCCACTTCTCGCCAAATTCATCTTGAGTAACTTTTTTATCGCTATAGTTGCTGCAACCAGCCAACATAACCGCAACTGCTATCGCAGCAATAAGTTTAATTGTTTTCATGTCTATCCTTTCTTTTTGTTTTGCTTGTCTTATTTTTCAACTAAAAGCCAAAATGACTTTGAACCAAGAGGGCTGCTTGGATTAGATACTGTCTTTTCACCCTGAGTAGTGAATCCAGTATTGTCATTTCCTGCAGCATAATCAACACCTATGTAATAGCTTGGAATGCACTTGCATCTCAGTTTACTAAGCTTGATGCTTGGTTTAATATCATCAATAGTTGCCATATTTGCTCTGCACATGTTTTTTTCAAACTGTCTTTTCCTAAAAGACCGATTAGATTCTAAAAATTTACGCTTGAGTCCCAACAACTCACCATGTTTGTTTAAAAACCTACGCTCATTCATATATTTTTGAAACATTGAATTCAACCTTTATATTTTTAACGGCTGCAGCGGGTTTATGTAAATATGATATGTTGGTTACTCTTGAGTAATGAAAGTTATAGTTGTTTCCGCTTTTAAAATGAACTGTCACTGCCCCTCCTTTATAAAACGAAATGTGTATGCTTTCTATTATTTCATCACCCAGCATGTCTCCAACTTTAAAGACTTGATCTTTGGTGCATACTTCAATTATTTTATCTTCTTGCATGAGCATCCTTTAACTCTCTTGTAAACACCTACAGCATACTCTATTAAAAGCACAATAGCTATAAACGCTACTATTATCGGCAAAAATAAACCGATAAGCAATAATACAAATAGAGTTTGCATCTCCTCTTTAAAAGAAAAACTCAAGTCCATATCAGGAACGCAAGGTCTCATCCCTATATCTCCACAAGAGCTCTCTTGGCTCCAGCCTCCACCCGTTAGCATATTCATAGACACCTCCTTGTTAAAATTTTATCGTAATAATTAAAACTTCACGCTAAAGCATTGAAGTCTTAAATATAACGATGGGCGGGAATTAGTCAAAAAGTGACGGTTCCCGAACATCTTTGGTTATTGCATAGACTTGAGAGACTGACAAGTCGTATTCATTTGCTATTCTTCTTATTGCTTGTGAGCTTGCCTCTCCATTAGAGATCGCCTTATTATAGTCCTTTAAAATATCTTCATTTCTACATACAGACTTATAAGAAGGGACATAGATAGAACTGCCGCCATACTCTCTATAGATGTCCGAGATAGACTCACTCTGCTTCACTTTTTGAAAAAACTCTTCAAGAATGTCAACGGTAGTTATCATTTTAACCCCTTATTTGGTATAATTTTAAGCGAACGGCTTGGGTTAAAATAACAAGCTTGGCAGTAGCTTTGGCGGAAGTTACTGCCCTTTCTCATTCCAGCTCCTTTGCATCTGCAACAATCCATTTATTACTTTTTGAGCTTCATCTCGGCTCAAAAATCTCAAATACAAAGGTCTGTAACCAACTATGCGGTTGATATAGTTTCTTAGTGCAAAGTCTGTTTTCTCTCTTGCAATCCTAAACCATATACCCTCTATAGTATCAATCTGTCTTTGGGTTGCTTTTGATACATCATTCTCAGCTTTCTCCTTGTTTGCAGGCTTTGCCTTGTTTTTTCTACCATATCCAAGGTACACAGCAAACTCTTTGAGCTGGTCAATATTCATATCACTCAAGCTCTCAACCCATAGGTCATATACAGATAATCTTTTCTAGTGTCATCATCAGGGAACTTATTTGCTTTGAGCGTGTGGCATACTTTTATAAGATGCTTTTGCAGCTCTTTTTGTCTCTTTGTCATTTCAAACCTCCAAGTTGTAGCTTAGATATATACAACCTTTACAACCTTTACAACTTGCAAGTTGTAGAAGTTGTACAAGTTGTATCAACACTTGGTAAAAACTTACCAACTAGCTTTTTATAAAGCTCTCTTGTAGCCTCTATATCACTCATAGCTTGGTGTGCATCAAGCTCAACCTCAAAGGCTTCACATATAACCTCAAGCTTATCGCTTGGAGTATCGATAAACCCTAAAAGCTTTAAATGCTTCACAAAGGCAAACACATCAATATCTTTGTATGAAAAATATGAGCCGTAATATCTGCATCCGTTATCTTCAAACCAAGCTCTTATAAAGCCTACATCAAATCCTATGTTATAGCCTACAACTGTAAGTTTGTCGTTCTTGTCAAACTTATCCACAAAGCCATCAAGCAAAGATACAAACCTATTAAACTGAGCATAACTTTCAGGATAGTTGCTTATCTCTACAATATCCTTTCCGGTTACTTTCAAAGCTTCCTCTTCGATATCAACCTCTTTGTTGTATGTCAACGGATTAATACGCATAAGTTCTTTGTGTCTAACCTCTCCATCTTCTACCAAGATAAAGGCAAGCTCAGTCAAGCCGTGCATACTTGGATTTAATCCCGTTGTCTCAGTGTCTATGTAAATCAATTTCATTTTAACTCCTAGTTTAAGCTATAGATATACCTATTGCCTTGTTTTTTAGCTTTCCAAAACTTGTCAGTAAACTTATCAAGAGTATCTCTTGCAGTCTTATCATCTTTTTTGTGACCCGTTGCTTCAAGCAGCTCTGTTTTGTTTAAGCCGTCTTTTCTCATCGATAGAGACTTTTTAACCTTATCAACAAACTCAAGCTCATACTCATTCATGCAAGCGATATCAAAGTCCATCTCTCTAAGTTCAAGGCTCTCAGTCTTTACACAAAAAGCACAGTCGTTTATCCCTGCTCGCTCTTTTTGTACATCAAGCAAAAAGTTGATCTCATCATCGCCGCTTGGTCTTTTGTTAAGTCTATACATGCAGTCGATAGAGTTTCTTATGTTGTTTGAGCCTTGATAGTTCTTGCCGTCTTTATTTGAGTGGTGCAAGATTATGATCGTGGCTCCAGCTTCACGCATATTCATTAAAGCATTCATCACACGCATAACCTTTCCGTCATGCATGATGTCAACTATATTTCTCAAACTATCTATGATAAACACACAGTCATCATACGCTCCACTATAAGCATGCTCTTCAAGCTTCATAAGAAGCTCAAAAGGCGATATATTTAAAGTTGACCTCTGTATATAGTTAAGCTTCTTGTACTTTTTATAAGTAGATCATTAATGTTTCTCTCTTTAAGTACGCTCACTGGATTATCGAAGTCAATGTAAGTGAGGTTTTTTATCTTGTCCTTTTCAAGAAGGTGTTTTGTGATGCCCTGGGCGAGCCAACTCTTACCGTTGCCCCCATCAGCATAGTACATAGTGATTAACTTCTTTGGCAAAAAGTCATCAATCAAAAACTCAACCTCTTCGTCAAAATGTTCGTCTTGAAGCTTGAGTTCATTCAGATACAAAAATACATCATTCATTCTTTAGCTCTCTCTTTTAATGTTCAATTTTTCTAAGTTCTGCTCAAGCCATTGTCTAAGCTGCTCTGCTTTTGCAGGCTCGCTCAACTCTAAGGCTTCAATCATAAGATCAAAGTCGTGTTTCTTTTCACTCTTGCCGTATTTCAGCTCGCAAAACAAAACCTTTAAAAGCCACTTGTTAAGCTTCTCATGGTCGTCTGTTTTGACTATTTGAGTAAAATATCTATAAAAACTATCAAAGCTCTCGTGTGAGCTGACATGTGAACACATCCTGCTATATGCTTGGTCTAGTTTCTCATCTCCAGTTTGAACTGTAAACAAACTCATCTCTTTCCTTTCAATGCTTTTTATTAAACACTCTCCTCCAGATATAACTGCGACAAACAGATGCAACTGTAAATATCAGCACTATTTCCAAAGACTGCCCTGGCTTCACATCAAAACCATAAAACGGCAGCACTGTGTTTACAAGAAACAGTGAAAGCACAAAACCGCTGGCAGTATTAAGTATGCTCTCAATAAAGCTCTCAGTCTTGCTTTGCATTTTTGACTCTTTTTATAGGTATGACTCTCAATCTTCCGCCCTCAAGAGCTGAGCGAAAAACTTTGAAAGCTCCCTTTTTTCTCTATCTGTTAAAAACCTAGCGTTTGGCTCACCTAATCCGTTCTTTTTTTGCATTTATACTCCTAAAAAACAATCTTTAAAGCTCCCGTCTTAGAAGCTTTAAAAAGTGTTATTTAAACGCCCATTTAAACAGTGTTTAAACGGGCTTTATGTTCATTGATTTTTTAGATATTCAAGTGATTTATTGATAGCTTCGCAGTACCATTGAGTCAGGTCTCCATCCACAAAGCACTCATCAGCTCTCAAGAAGTCATCATCGTTGTCGATGAAAAACGGCTCACAGATGATGCAAGGTGCTTTCGTGTATCTGAGCAGATAACCGCCTCTATCCTCTGTGCCTCTTGGCTTGATGCCTCTGTCTTTGTTATCAAGCTTTTGCACCAGGTGGTTTTGAAATATCCTTGCTATCTCTTTTCCATCTTCGCTCTTGTGATAGTAAAGCATCTCACAACCGCTCGCTCTTGTGTCAAAAGCGTTGCAGTGAAGACTCACAATAAGATCAGGATTAAGCTCGTTTATCTCTCCAGGAAGCTTTGAGTATCCATTCTCTCTGTATGCGACCACAATCTCATCTTCAGGATTGAGCTTCCAAAAGTTATGCTCTATATCGTGAGCAAGCTTTTGATTAAACACAAACTCACTCACATCATAGGAGCTGTTTGCCGCTCCTTGGCTCTCTTGACTATGACCTATAACAACAACTACTCTCATACTTCAACTCCTGCGATATCAAGTGGGATAATCTTCCATCCTTTTTCTATGCTCTCTCTCGTGTAAAATCTGATATAAGGCTTCACATGAGACACCTTTTTGCTCTCATCGATGATCTCCATAGCTTCACGCCATCTTGGGTCTGCTATCTCATAGCTTTTCAAAGCAAAGATTTTCTTAGCATCAATCTTCCCTTGCTTGTCAACTTCAAACGCTTTGGTTACAAGAGTCTTTATAACCGGGTCTGCATCTTTTGTGATGTCAGTTAAGTACTCGTCAATCTTCATCTTTGCAACATTAAGCTTCTCATCAAAGCTCAGTGTCTCGCCAATCGCCACCTGCACCTTTGCAGTTCCTGAGAAGTTCTCAAGAGTCATATTCCCTTTTTTACTTCTTTTCTTTTCATCAAGACCATAATTTTGAAGCAGTAAGTTAAAATAACTCTCTATGTCATCGCCTGCTTGACCTTTGAACTCAGCAAGAGTTTTTGATAACTCTTTTGCCTGCTCACACAGTTTCTCTACAAGCTCATCTCTTATCTGCTCATTTGGTCGAACCAAATCCTTGTGAACCTCCTCACCTTTGTTGTTGATCCAAAGACCTCTTTCACTAATCTCTGCCATTATTGCTCCTTTGATTTATTGTTTAAAATAGTAAAAAGCATCTTCTCAGCTGCTTCCCAGTCTTCACCCCAAGCCTGAACATCTCTAGCCTCTGCACTTCCATCATCTGGAGGCTCAACTCTCAAAGCTATTAACTTCGACTTATATCTTGCTTGAGTTGACAAGATAAACTCTCTGCCAGGATAAAGCTCCATGAGCTTCTTTTCAAGTTCTGCTATATCAAACATCTTTACTCCTTTGATATTTTCTCACCACAAAAAGGGCAATAAGTTGGAGCTATAGATACGGTCTCGGTTCTTGTGTTTTTACCTTTTGAACCGTCTTTTTTTATCAATCTGTAACTAAACTCCACCGGCAACATCACCAAACTGTAAGGATTCTCAGTCATAACAAGAGCTTTATGTTTAAAACCGCACTCTATATCAGTCATATTTGCCTTAGTGCATTTTTCTTTTACCTTTTGCTCAAGGTCTTCAAAACATTTGCACTTCATGCAGCTCTCCTTTTGGCTTTTCTGCGATTAGCTCTTTGCTTCAAGCTCTTTGAACGCTTGCCTTTAACTTGTTTCACTTTCCCTTTGCTACCGATGCCCGCATTTTGACTTTGTGCTCTGTACTGTCTGTTATCCGTAAGAGCACTGCTTCCAAAAAGCGAAGCGGCTAATGCTGCAACTACGCTTCGCATTCATCACTCCTTAGTTTTAGTCTGTCGCAAAGCGACTTTTTACATACATAGCCGTAAAGCAAAGCCACCGGCAAACTGTCTGGATTTTTCTTAACTATTCTCAATCCCATAAGACTCCTTTATGTTTTTAATGTGTGAGTGCAAACACTCCATAAAGCCCACCTAGGTGAGCTTTAGCAATGTTTATGTTCTTTTTATGGCTTGATTAAGAGCCTTTTTTGCAGTCTTTAAACTTGTAAGCACCAGGGCAGTTGAAACATCCTCGTCCTCATCTATCTCATCAAGTATCTCTAACGCAGTTCTAAGCTTCTCATTGACATTTCCATCAAACATCACCTCAATACCTCCTTGTCTTCTCATAAGCTCCTCAAGCCCTTTGGCTTGATGATGAGCTCCTAGTCTCTCCATCTCTTGCTCCTATCTACCTCGACCTTTATCTCACAAGCAATCCAGCCAACCACAAAACCTATAGCTGCTACTCCTAAAATCTCAAACATTTAAACCTCCGTGACAATACTCATATCTCTCAACCATCGCTGCAAAAGCACTCAGCACCTCCCAGTCATCTGTAATGATCATAAATGTAACCCCGTCTTTATAACCCTTGATAAGCATTCTCTCTCCCTATCTTAAAAGCAGCATCTCAACTGCTGTCTCTATCACTTCTTTATCTATCTTGGTTCCATAGCTTCTTGCAAGTCTTCGTGATCTCTTTAAAAGCTTCTCTGTTTTTCTAAAATTGCCTTTTGTGTACTGCTTGATTGTCTTTGCAACGCTTGCATCATCAGTCCCAAAAAGCTTACATACCGCTTTTAAGTCATCATCAATCTCAACCATCTTTCCGTCTTGCTCTTTTGGGTAGCTAAGACCTTGTAGTATCCATTTACCACCCACTCTTGAGCTAAGCTGCTCATACTCATTGTGAGACGATGCACCACCCGTGAGGTTTTTGATAAGCTTTTGAGTTCCCACCAAGATAAGTGGGCTTCTTGAGAAGTCATACATCCGTCTCAATAGCTCCAGTGCTCTATATGGTAAGTGCTCCGCTTCATCAATGATGATAAACTTCTCACTTTTTTGCAGTATCGAAGCACACTCTCTAACCGTAAGATCAAGTGAGCCTTTGTAGTTAGTTCCAAGCAGCTCAGCTATTCTTTTAAACAAGTCTCTTGCCGTGGTGCTTATCGTTGCCTCTATAAGCAAGCACTCTGGATGGTTCTTTGTAAACTCTCTTACAGCTCTACTTTTTCCCATACCTGCATGACCGCTGATAACTGCCATATCTTCATCCATCACAGCCCACTCAATCACTGCAAAGATACTCTTCACATCCCGTGTCATCACAAACTCAAGGTCTCTATCTTTCTTTTTAGAGTTTTTTTCGATATAATTTGCGATGTAATTTTGAGCGGGGGCTTTAACCTTTTCTGCATATTTATAGCTCTCGCCCTCTTTCATATATCCCGTTAAATAAGCCGCATTAACTCCGATTGTCTTAGCAAACCTATTTTGACTGATCCCGTTGCTTTCTATAAAGCTCCTAATTTCTTCTCTTAAATCCATTGTTACTCCTTTATTTAGTTGGATTAATCATCCCCTCCAAAGAGGGGACTGTTAATCTAACTCCAGTTAACAGCTTTCTCTATCGCATCATCCCAGCTTAATTTGCTTTTTCTTTGAACGCCTCTCTCAAGGCTTAAACTGTCGATATCAAAAACTCTCTCTTTTACGCTGTCAACTTCTCTTTGCTCTCTAAGTCTCTCAGTGACCTGCATGACAAGATCATTGTTTGCTTTTTCCACTTTTTGAGGCTTGAGTGACTCTTTGTGCTCAGCAAGCATTCGCTCAAAATCCTCTTCGATTGAAAGTCTTGTAAATGCACTGAACTCAGCAGACTTGATAACTCTTCTAACTTCACGCATCTCATCTCTAAACACTTTCTTAACAGCTTTGTACTGCTCAGCGTTCATGTGAGCTATCTCTTTGTCGTATGCTCTACAGATAAACTCTCCACTCAAGCTAAATACAAATATCTCTTGAGCGTTGTCAATGTTGGCTCTAACCACAACCTTAGTTCCAACCGGTGGAAGTCCATCACCCACAAACCTAAGAGCTTCATACTCGATACCTCGTTTGCTTACGGTTCTGATCTCAGCTCCGCCTGCATACAAGATAAACTCTTCATAAGAAACCTCTTTGATAGGTGTATCATCAGCGTTCCATCTATCCATAGGGCTCTCTGCCTTTCTACGAACTCTCATAATGTCCCACTTAGCAACCTCAGTATCAAGTCTCATCTTCATCTGCTCAAAAGTAAGTAGGTGCTTTTGATTTGTTTTAGATACATGACCAAACTCATCTTTTGCTTTTCGGTCTCTCTTTGGAGTTCTCTGCTCGATCATCTCACGCTTTGCAAGGTTGTTACCTATATAACCTGGTGTGAAACTCATACCTGCATGTTGCACGGTTCTAAAGTGTCTCTCAACAAAACCTTTCTCATCCCCTGCATAAGCGATTGATCTGTCATAGTCAATCCCAAGTCCGTTAAGTAAGTTTTGAAACTGTTTTGATAAGTAATCCTTACCGTTGTCACCTTTTATATACTCAGGCTTTCCAAACTTCTCAAACGCTTTCCATATAAGCCTTACAAGCCCAAGTGAGTTTGATGTACGCTCAAGGCTCATAATACTTCTACCGCTAAACACATCTACTATTGAGAGGATATCTGGTCTAAATGCTGCACCGTCCTCGCCGTCTCTTACCATCACATCAAGAGGCGATGAGTCGATTTGCCAACATTGGTTTCGTCTGAGTATGTTTTCTTTTTGGTTACCCATAGATGGTTGAAGATAACTCTTAGCTTTATCCTCACCCTGCGTTACCATTACATACTCAAGGTGGTTGTCTTTGTAGTAGTTTTCAATAAACCGCTTTACCGTGCCGTAGTCACATATTGGTTTTTGCTCTTTTTTCAAAAATGCGATATAATCGCACTCACCTTTACGAGCCGCCTCCTCATGAAGTGCGTCCCACAGTTGATGCATATTCAAACCTCCGGCTCCAAAGGCTCTGAATTGCTCAAGTATAAACTCTTGCATCCACGGCTTAAGCGTTGTTTTTCCTTTTCGAGCCTTGCCTCGCATATCAGCTAAGCCGGTGATGCCTTTGGCTTTGTAGTTTCTTTGCCATCGATAGAGTGTTGCTTCAGTGAGCTTTAAATCAGGGTTGCTTCTATTTTTATGATCTATAAATTTTTTAAGAGGTACTCTCTCTTTTTTGTACTCATCCCAGTCTTTAAGTATCTGTAGCCTCTCTTGAGCCTGCTCTTTTTGTTGCTCATCAAGTTCAAAATACTTAGGCTCTTTTGCTTTTGCTTTTGGCTTTGACTCTTCATCTTTAACGCTCACCTCTTTTGGTTCACCGTTAAAATCATTCCAAGCCACTTCGCCAAGCTCTCCGCTTCCAAGCTCTTCATAAACCGTTACATCTTCTTGCAAGTCACCTCGTTCAATTGCAACCGCAACCTCTACTTCATCAACCTCAATTAAAAGCTTTTTACCACCTCTGCCCACACCATCAATATATCTGTAGTTGTACTTTTTAGAGTTTCGCTCTGCGGACTTTCTAAGCCCCTTAACGCTCACTCCAAATACAACCGATGCCATTTTGGTCTCTGCATACAT